TCAAGTTTACCAATATCCTTCATCGTATAACGCTTATTAGCACGGAAGGTAATAGTTACATCCTTCTTAGCATCATAAACATATGGTTTGTACTCAACTCTTGCTAATTCAAATGATCCAGAAACACGATCTGGTTCAACAGGTCTTTCAGCAGGTGTACCATTCTTGAGTGAGAAAGTGCCATCTGGGTTTACATAAAGTCTATCAATCCTACCAAGATAATGATCATAATCAAATTGAACATTCTCATCAGATACTAATACATTTGGTAATGTTTGTCCACCACCACTGAAATCTCTTGAATCAAATTCAAATGGAGATCTGGTTCCAGAATATGCAGAAACTCTAGGTCTAGTATCAATAACATCAGTATTCCTTACATTTTCATAAGCAGGAACACCATCATACACTTCTTTAGTGTAGCTACTTGCAGTTATTAGATCACCAGAGTCTTCTGAGTTTATCACAAAATGATCAAAGTAAATCTTAAGTTGACCTTGTGGTTCAGCAAAGTTTGATTTTCTTACAAGTCTACCAAAGTCATAATATTCAGATCTTTGTCCACTATCAACCGTATAATTCTTTCTAATATTAGGATCACCAGAAACTACTGCTGATAAGTTAGCACTGACTCCACTTTCTTGGAAAGTTATCTCTTCAGTAGTTGTAAAGATATTATCATTAGTGAAGATAACATCTACTTTTGTACTACCATTTCTAGCCAAAACTTTTGCAGATGCACCAGAACTCTTACCTACACCAATTTCTCCAACAATAATATCACTATTATCTCCAGAAGGTCCGTTGAAAGATGCTAATGTTAAATTAGGAACAGTAGGAGCACCAGTACCTGATGATTCAAAAACAGCATGAACGTTTACTACATCAGGTAAATCGAGTGAAATTTCTCTATCCTGTACACGCTTACCATAGGCATTACTTGGTGTTAAACCATCAGTAACAGATGTACTAACACCACTATATGAACGACTAGAACCACTAACAATTAAACTAGCACTCCTTGTAAGAGATTTCTGTTTTGATTTTACCTTACTCTTTTGATGGGTACTATGTACAACCACATTACCAGACTGACCAGCAGTAAGACCAGATAAAGTTACACCTTTACCACCACCTGTCAATACAACTTGATCAGATGTAAGGGTTTCAATAGTACCATTTGTATAGAATACTGAATATCTTTCCTCATCAAATGGAGCATAAACATAGTCAGTACCAGTCAATGATGGTAGGGTCATCTGACCTGATCCATTTGTACTTTGTCCTGTATCTTCTTTCCTTACAAATAAATTAGAGTCAGTTAGATCAACAGATTCCACATTAGAATGTGGTAATTCTGAATATAAGAATCCACTCTTAGAATTTCTAATCTTACTAGAAACAATCTGCAAATCAGCAACAGTTGTAGTAGAACTTGGTCTATCCTTATGACATATACCAGCGATTGTATCTGGAGCAGCGATTAAAGTTATATTATTATTTGTGGCACTAATAGAATCTACTTGGTTATAAGTAACATCTGTATTACCACCTAGCTTATATTGTACAATATCTCCTTTCTTGAAATGCTTGACCCATCCACTTTTACCACTAGTAACAACACCACCACTGGTTATACTAAATGAACGTCCTCCAAATCCTCTTTTCTTTTCGAGTACAGTATCAGCAGCAAATGTTCTACTAGCAGCAGTAGATCTTACTGATTTTACATCAGTCAAATCATATTCAATAACCTCAGTAATAGTTCTACCATTTGTTTCACCATTGACAATTATTTGTTCATCAACTAAAAACTGACCAGAAGTTTGGTTCAGAGTTACACCAGTTGAGTTTGATACAGCACTTCTTAGATAACCCCTAGCACCACTCCTAGAACCTTCTATAACAGCAGGTAAAGCAATAGTATGTGCTTGGTTTAGAGTTAATTGAGTATCTGTCTGAATATCAAATAGGTATAAATCCCAAACAGTTGTATTTCCAGTATATCCAGCATTCTGTACTTTATAATCATATACTCTTGCTCTACCAATACTAGTACCAGCAGCAGTTGCCTTATTAGAAGCTAATCTTGTATTTCTAAGATCAACAAAGTCTGATGTAGCAGCAGCTAATTTTATTTGAGCACCATTAAGAGTATTATTGACTCTTATTTTATTACCAGCTTCAAATGGTACAGCAGCACTTTCAATCTTTTGAGTAGTTCTTGGTTTTTGTACATCCAAGAATGCATGACCAGAAGTTTGTACTTCAAATCCTCTAACATATGCCTTACCAGGACCAACCCTAATGTTCATTAGGTCTTTAGATGGTATATTACCTTCTTCTGTCTTTTGATTTGAGAAATATGTTCCTCTCTGAGAATACCTATCATTCAAGGATTCTCTTGCCTCTAAATCAAATTTAGTAACGTAATAGTTACCACTTTCATCAAATGTTCTTCTTGCAAATTCTTCACCAATTACATTATAGACTGTTCTGTCTATAATTTTCTTTTGAACTCCTTTATCTGTTCTGAAAAGTTCAATAAAATTCTCATCTTGGAAATTATCCAACTCTTTCTTTGTAAGAGTTAGACTAATCTTTAATCTATCAGCACCAGGAGCAGTATAGTTAGAGAATCCAGCAGCATTATCATATAAAGTACCATCATCAACAGCAGTAATAATATCTTCCTTAACGAAAAATCCTACTCTATAAGATGGGCTATTTGAGTATTGATCTAATATAAGAGTTTCTTTAGATACTTCTACAAATGCTCCACGAGCAAAGTAGATACCTCTATTCATAGTAAAGGAACTACCAGTACCACCAGAATTGGAAATGAGGCAGGTAGCAAAATCACTACCATCACTGATAGTAGTACTTCCGTAAGTAAAATCCTTTAGTGTGACTAGGTTTTCACCATCTATAAAGTATTGTTTTTCTAAATCTTCTGATGTACTTTCGTATTTAATATAAAGAGTAGTATCACCAGTAGTTGATTCACTTGAAGATAATACCTGTAAAACTTTTGCCTTGATGCCAGATGTCTTACCTTTTATCCTAAGACCAACTAATTTGTCGTAATACAATTCTACAGGAACACCAAAAAATGTAGATTCTATTTTGACAAACGTGTATTCTTCATCATAATTAAATTTACCAGGAATCACCATCGATCCCTCTTTGAACATATGTTTACCAAACTTCTCTATCTGACCTTGCAGAATAGATTGTAGGGTAGTTAGTTCTCTAGCTTGGACTGGAGTGCCAGGTTTGAATAAGACTCTATTGAAATTCTTCGATGAGTCAAAATCGTCAAAGTATGGGCTGACGTTTAGGTTGGTGTTCTGTGGCATCGAATTAGAATTCTAAGATGATTTTGATATCTTCACGTTGATTTGTTGCTCTTGTAACTTCTGGTCTATTATCAATGTAAATAATATCTCCAGAATATTTTTTGATCTCAGGGTTGGCAAGACCGTTTGTATAAGACTGACCAAAGTAGTATGTTCTAGAATTTACAGTTGTCGAAACACCAGTAAATCCAGTTTCAATTGAAAGAGTTTCAGTTCCAGTTGTAGTAGCAACAACAACGTTGGTATTACCACCCACACCTGGTGAACTCGTAAAATTATTTAGAGTGTATCCGTAACGGGGAACTGAGTTTCCAACTCCTATAGTAGCAAGAGATCTATCTTGCCAATATTGTAAGGTTTGAGTAACTGAATCATATCCAATTATCTTACCAATAGCAGTTGTTCCAGTACTAACAGTTTGAGTAATATCACCATCAACAGATACTGACATTGTAGTTGTAGCAGCACCAGCTAAACGAATTCCATAAACACCTGCTCCAGAAGAACCAGTGAATACGGTAGTACTGTTCCAAACTTGAGGATCTTTTACAATACCTAATCTTGCAAATTGGTTACCTGTTGGGAAATCTGGGTTGGTTATATCAGAATTCTCAATACGAGAATATATAAGAACCTTGTTGGATCCTAATTCTCTATAAATGTTAGAACCATGTCCACCTGGAGGTGGAATGATTACTGTGAAAGAAGCACCAGCACCAGTAACAACATCATCTAGATCCAATGTAGCAAATGAATATCCACTACCACCATTAGTTACCTGAACAGAAGAAGGTTTACCATCAATAAAGGTTACTGACGCTAAAGCACCAGATCCATCACCTCTAACAGGTACAGCGTTCTTAGTTCCAGCAAACTGATAAGATGCGTTTGCAATATCTTCAATAACAACAGTCTCAATTTTACCATCAACAGCGTTATTTCTAACATCTGCTACATCGGTATTGGTTCCCCAATCAGAAGGTACAGGAATATACTCTGCACTGTCAAACTTTACGATATCGCTAGGTTTGATAGTATAAAGATACTTCCAAAGGTATCCATCAGATTCCAACCTTGGTTCCAAATCAGTATGAACTGGTTCGTCCAGCGAAACGATACCTTTTCCACTGTTAGATGGAGCTCCACCATTATAAATGCACTCATAGACCCTAAAGTCTGAGTTCATCACATAGTAGTTGGCATTATATAAGTTAGACGCACTGGTCTGTGGTGTCAGATTACTTACGTTGTAATCATGACGATACATCTCATAGATTGTTCCACTTGTCCAAGTGATTTTTCGTATCACTCGTAAAACATCTGTTGAGTTTATCTTTTTAGCAGATATGAGAGTATCGTAAATATTGTCGTGCTGATCGAAGTTATCTATAGGAGCTGGAGTACTAGTATTCCAGTCTGTAGCAACCTCAGTAGCATTTGGTAGACCAATAAAAACGTAATAACTATTATTAGCGTTTCCAATACCGCTAACAAAGTTTGACGCATTCAAGACTCTTATCTGATCAGTAATGATCGCTGGCATTATACTTTGAGACTTTTGGTGTTATTTATGTATAATCTAGAAGTAATTTATCTGTTCTCTGTACTATTGGTGCGGTTGACAATCCAGTTAGACCATTATCAGTTGTGCATCTAAAGGTAGTACCTATTGCACCACCCGTTAATTTTGCCCAACTGTATGATCCATAATACGCACCTACACCTGATGTAAGACCTGTAAATACAAGTCCATGATTAGTTGCAACGTTAACGTGAACTCTCATAGTTTGACCTGCACCAATAGGTGCAATATGAGAAACTTGATATACACCATCTAAGAATTGAGTTGCAATTCCGACAGTTGAACCTCTTGTATGAGATAGTGAAGTAACACCAGACCCAACATTAGATCTGCTGACAATAAAGTAATCACCAGTTGAAATACCTGTTTTTGTAGTATTACCATATTGGTTTTCTCTTATCGGAGAATTATCTGGAATATAGAATTCAAACTGAACAGCTTGAGCACTTACTCCAACACCAACAATAGATCCCTCATCACCAGAAATGTTCGCATTAGATAGATCTTTGACTGGCATTGAGAACGTAGTAGTTCCAAAACCAGTATTTGCTTCTTCGTCAATAATTCTTATATTGAAATCAGTAGCATTAGGAGACTCAGTATATTTGAATGCTAAAGCACCACCATCAGTGTATATGTCAGTATGATTAGAATTCAAATTTCGTATTATCCTAGTTGCTGGAAATACTCTACCTTGATATAAATCTCTAGACTTACTTACTACTACACCATCAACAAATTTATCATCTTGCTGCTTACTCCAAATAACAGGTCTTACTGGTTCTGGTGATGCAGTTATACCTTGTCCTTTATAAACATTAGTTTGTAAAGTATCTCTTGCTATTTGTTCCCTAACAACTCTAGTATCTTGATCTAAGAATGTTGGGTTTGAAGGACTATTGACTATCTGTAAATGGTCACCTCTCTTAATATATTCAAGAGCAGTCAATGTAGCAATATCATCATCAGTTCCTCTATAGAAAAGAACTTGCATAGAAGATCCTTTCTTAGGCGGTTCTGTAAATTTCAACTGAGTACCACCATTAAATGTATATGCTTTACCTGGTTTTTGTAAAACATCATCAATGAATATCAAAAGAACTTGATCTAAATCAATTAGACTTCCTTCTAAAGATTCAACACCCATTGGTTCTCCACCTTCTTTCAAGGTAAATACCTTTTTCTTATCATCAAATTCTCCAGATAAATCATCAAGAATTTGTAATTTACCAAATACCCATCCAGCAAATTCATCATCCTGAACATCACCAACAGTCCATGTAGCAGGGTGGAAATTACTACCAGCACTACGATCTGTAGGTATACCAGCAATAACTAGTTTCTCACCAGTTGTAAATCCATATCCAGGATTAGTTAATGTAAATCTACTAATACTTTGACCAACACTAACACTGACTGATACAGATGCACCTATACCAGTACTATTAGCATGTGGTACTAATCTAAGGTCGTCATAAGCAATAGGTTCATCAAACGCAAGAGAAGGTACATTAGTCCAAGTATAACCTACACCTGGAGTATTCATAATTACACTTTCTATATGTCCTTCCCTAACAGTGAAGGTTCCTGCTGCTCCAGTAGTAGGATTACCACCTCTAACATAAACTGCATAAGAAGAAGGTCCATTAGTATATCCAGTACCAGTATAACCCATAGAAACTGATATAGTACCAAATCCAGATACAACTGCTGTACCTATACCATGAGTAGGTGCTTGATATCCATAACCTTCACTATTACCTATAGAAGCAATTATACCTCTTCTAGGTAATCTATTCTGGTTTACATCTATTGCACTATAAGTCTCAGCAACATAATCTAAGTTAGCATTACCAGTAAATCTAACAGATGTTATACCAGGACTAGGACTACTAAGAAAATCATAATCTACATCTGGTTTTTGGAATATATTATTAACTAATAATGCACCATAATCAGTAGTAATACCAGTGGTATTTGCTCCATCACTCTTTAGAGTAAATGTCTTACCTATACCAGTAAAATCCTGCGATAGATCATCAAAAATAACATTGTCTCTATAATCACTTCTCTGGAATGTTCTTCCTTGAAATGAACTACCTTGAACTACATCTGCTACTAATAAAGTGTGAGTACCAATACCAGTACTTGTTAGTGTAATAGCATCATCAGTCAATGCTTTTGATTTAGTTTCAGCAAATCTAAAACTGTTAGTTGCAAGCTGAATAATATAATAATCATTATTAGCAACTAATGGTGCAGGTGGATCTAATGCTCTTATTTTTACCTTAGTTCCTGTTTGAAAAACTTCAGTTAATGTAGCAAATCTATTAGCACCTACATCAATAGAATCAGATGATACCCCAACAGATTGTCTAGTTCCACCAAAAGGAACATCTACAAAATGAATTTTATCTTGAACAATATTATAATCACCAAAAGTAAGTTGAACAGGAGTTCCAGCAGCATGTGCTGATTTTACACTACCTAACCATTCACGATCAACTAACAAATTATTAGGTTGTCCACCATACCCAACAACCTGTATTCTCATATATTCATCATCAATTTTTATAATATCATACGACTTTAGTGGAGGATCAGTAACACTCCAAACATTTACTTGTCGGTTTTGAACAGTTACTACAGTAGTTGCTGCCCCAGTTCTTGTATATAATGGTGCTTGTATTACATTATCAATAGAAAGAACTGCTTTTGTGGTTTTCTTAGTTGAAGAGAAAGAATGAGTTACACCCACACCAATAGTTGTTATTCCTATAGCACTACCAGATTTAGATAATGCATAAGTTGCAGCAAGTTGTATTTTATTTTCGTTTACCTTTATAACAAATACATTTTGAGGTAATGTAGTAGCAGCACCTACACCAGTACTAGTATGATCTATACCTATAGCAGTTCCATCAGCATGATACACTACTTCTTCACCAGTAGTATAAAAATGATTAGGAATCACTATAGTATTAGATCCCACAAGAACTTTAGCTACGTTAGAAGCATCAAATTCTTTATAAAAAAGAGGATCACCCTCATGGGTTAAATTAAAATTCTTCTGGAAAGTTTCTGTTTCCGAGTTGAATATTTTGTTTACTGATCCTAATGTGAATGACATTATAGGGTTTTGAGATATTTAGATTGTAATAACAATGTCATTAGCAACGTTATCTGGTTTGTCAATACGCAATTCATATAGTCTAACCACATATGCTTTATTAGCAGCAGGAGTAAATTCTACTACAACATTAGATGCACTTAGAGATATACTTGTATTGAGTATGTCTCTTCGTTTATCTGCTGGAACAACATAGTTAGTAAGGTTGTTATACTTACTGAAGTTTGCATTACCAGCATAAGCGTTTGTTACCATATCAAATGACGAAAACTTATTGTCAGTTGTGTTTTCAACCAATACATGATATTTAATCGAAGTGTAATTGGTATATGGTTTGATAGACACTATATTTGCACTAGGTGATGCAGCTGCAGCAATTTCCTTTCTAGCTACATTTAATTCAGTATCACCAACATCAATACTCATAATATTTCCACCAACTGATGCAACTGTAGTAGCAAGACCAACTAATGTACTCAAAGTTTGAATAGTTACGCCAATTCCAGCTACAGGTGTATATTTGTACTGGACTACATTACTTGCAGCATCAATGGAGAATACACCCATTGTTGTACCAAATCCAACGTTACCATAGTCAGTAAATACAACATTGTTTGCACCATCAACTTGCCAGTTGTACTCTTCAAATTCCCTATTATTGACACCGTTATGAACAAGAACTATTGAACCACTCTTGAACTTAGTTGCATCAATATCCTGAATTACTGTTGTAGCAGGTGATCCAGAAGGAGCAAAGTAGGATGATATACCAGTCTTTTCAACATGTGCGAATGCAGTTGATCCAAATGCAACAGAATTACCAATAGACTCCTTATAGAAAGTAACATCATAAGTGTATGATGAGTTATAGGGGAAGAACGAAACTGATATTAAACCATTTTCATAACTTGCAGTAAATTCACCCAAATCAAATGCATCAGATAAATCTGAATATTGGTTAATAACAACTCTATTATTGTTATGAGTAACTACAAATTCACAATACTGTGTAGCATTATAGGATATTCCTAAAGAAGTATCTAATACAACCTGTGCGAAATATTTTATTGCACTAAAGTTTCCTGCTGACCAAGTGTCAATTTCTACTGCACGTAAGATATCTGGATCACTGTAGAATTGTGGTGAAATATCATCTATTTCCAATACTCTATTAGATCTGCAAAGTAAAGAATCTCCAAATCTAGAATGAGAGAATACAACTTCATCACTAAAGGTTTCTGTACTATTTGGAAGTTCATAAACCGTATCATAATCATGTCTATCATATACTCTTGCACTATTATCAATTAGTACAACAGATGTTGTAGCACTACCAACTGTTTTTACAGTTGCAGTGGTTCCTAAACCAACAGGTGCAGATGGAACAAGAAGATCTGAATGTTTTTTGAATCCACCAGGATGTGCTAATGCATCAACTGGTTCACTCCAAGATGAAATACCAACTAAACTCTTCAGTGAATATGCAAAGTTCTGATAGTAATCACTATCCTGTGTTCTTTGATAGAACTCATTTAATTTACCAGTATCCTTTTCCCAACCATATGGTTTCTCTATAGAAACACCAGTGTCAAAGGAACCAGAATATGCTTCCATATCATCAATAGTTCCACCACCATTTGAAGTCTTTCCTACTATAGGATCACCAGTATTGAATCCAACTAAACTATCAACACGTAATGCATTTCTAGTTTTACCTTCACCAGTAATAACTCGTGCTTCATTTTCTCCAACATAAACTATTTCATTATCGATAAACTGACTCTCAGTTAGAGTAAGATTGAATTGAGGAATATGTTTCTTATTAATTACTGTACCATAAGCAGCATAATCATGAACACCTGGATCTGATGGAACATCATATGTTATAATTGCTTGGTTTACTGTACCAGGATTGGTTGTAACACCAGTAAGAGTAAAGTACTGATAATTGAAATCAGAAGAGTTATATCCATTTCCTGTACTTACACCTAGATTTTCTACAAATACTTTATCACCAACAGTAAATGGAAGACTCATTGATCCGAACCCTGAAAGTGGAGTTTTAAGTCTTAGAGTAACTGTTGGATCAGAATATGTTGCAGTAATAATTCCAACACCATTTGAATTATCAATAGCAACTAGTTGAGCATCACCTCTACTTAAATTTCCACCACTTCTAATAATTTTTACTTTACCAACTCCACTACCTTCCAATTCAGCATTGAATACTGCATTAGGATTGACTATATTTGTTTTTGAGTTATAAAGTATAAGATTGGGTGCAGTTAGATAATTACTACCAGAAGATGTAATTCCAACAGTATCTACAGCAAAGTTATCTCTTAAGAAGATAACATTAGGAACTGTTGCTTGAGGTTTCAGAGTTTTATCTGAAGAATAATCATATCCAAATTCAACAATATCATTCTTACCTATAAGTCCAATATTAGATCCTTCTGCTTTCAAAGCAGCAGTAGAACCTGTAGTAGAAGCAACTGAAACTAATGGAACGTCAACATAGGAAGCTCCTCCTGAAGTTAGTTCTACTTTACCTACAGGACCAGTTATATTTTTTGATGTTGTATTATATCTAATATCTGATGTAGTATCATATCCTACTCTTTCAGGTACTTCAAATATGTTATATTTGAAAGTATTTGCTGTTACAGTAACAATACCAGTTCTAGAATTGAATCTACTAGAACCTACATTAATTTTTGAATAATCTACAATATCATTATCAATCTCAATAATCTTACTTTGATTTGGTGAAGTAAATTTATAGTAAAGAACATTTGGAACATTTTCAGTAAAATGAACTACTTTCTTAGCAAGAGAGTTACCTGGTACACCAGTACTTGTTATTTCTAAAGCAGATTTTCCTGATCCTACAAATGACTTTTGATATTTCTGATCTAAGAAGAAATCTAATCTAAAATCTGATAATGTAGATGAAGATAGATCAAATTCTAACTTATCGCCAGTTGTAACATTGATTGGTGGATTTATTGATGCTCCAATACTTACATACCTATTACCAGTATCATAAGTAGCAACCACAGAACTAGTAGCAGCAGATACTATACTCAAATCAATAGTATCATTTGCTCTCATTGTATGATTAGCAGCAGTTGCAACTGTTACATCTACAGACCTAAGAGAACCTGTTACATTACTTCTTTGTGAAGTGAAATAATGAGTATTTCCAATTCCAGTATTGGAATCAAACATTACTTGTTGTAGATCAGAACTAATACCAGCAAGAGTAGTAACTACACCAACTTTATTATTATCAATAACCTTAATATAAACATTTGGTGGTAAAGGACGCTTGAATGAAGAACTTACACGCTTCATAGCATCAGTTTGATATGTTATAGAAGATCCAGCACCAGGACTATATGATACCTTTTCACCATCTCTAAATGAATGTCTTGGTAAGAATATTGTTCTTGTTGGTATAAACTGATTACCAAAATCTTCAGTTGCTACAGTATATCCAATACCAACACCAAAGGTTAGACCAACACCAACATCATGATTATTATCAACTCCACCACCTCTAAAGTATTGAGTTATTTCTGACTCAATAAAAGAATCTACTGATGGTGAAAATGTAAATTCTCTTTCTAATCTTACAATAGAAGCACCATTTGTATGTGCAGCAGCAACAGTACCATCATATTTTCGTATAAGATCTAACTGATTCTGTAAACCATCAAGTCCATAAATTTGGAATTTTTCTGCATCAATTTGTATTATATCATTTACATTGAATTTGGTAACAGTATCTTGTATACGAACACTAGTAGTAACACCAACATTCAACATTGCAGTTCCAAGACCAGAACTTACTTCTCTTACCGCAATTTTATAATTACCTTCTAAACCTTTATATGTTGCATCAGATATACCAAATACACTAAGTTGAGTATCATTAGGAAGGTTATGAGGTATAGTTGCAATACCAGCAGCTACTTTACCATCAAATGTAAACTTGACATTATTTACAGTAGTTATTGTAGATGTAATTGAAGAAAGTTTAGGACCAACTATCTCAGTTACTTTACCAATAGCACCAAATCCCTTAGTATCAGTATTATCAAATACTAAACTATCACCAACATTATAAGCATCACCAGATTCTACGATATTGACTTTATCAATAGTACCATCTTTTATACCAACAATTTTAGATTTAGTTTTAGTATTTTTATTAGAATTTGGTATAAACTCATAAGTACTAGTCTTATGAGCATTTGTATTTCTAATAAGATTCAATTTGACAGGATCTAATGCCTGATTGGAATCTAAAGCAAGGTTAAATGTTTCTAACTTTGAATTATAAGAATCTCCAATAACATATGGAAAAGTAGGTCTCCTTACACCAAAGAAAGGACTACCAGAGTTTCCATCAATTGAACTTTCAACAGTAGTGTAATATGCATACACTCCATTTGGATATTCTGGAGTAACCGCAAATCTACCGTTATGAGGATCTAATTGACCCAAATTAGTAATATATTGATAATCTTCAACAAAGAACCCTGAAGGATACTGTGATGTTGGAGGACCATCAGTTCTAGGAATAGTAGTATAACTTGATCTAATATACTCTAATCCACCACTACCATCATTACCTTTATACGCATAAGGTCCATATATCGGATTTCCATCATACGCATAACCCAATATTGGTGAATGTTCTACTCCAGAATCACTAAAGAACGTTCTAAGATCTCTAGGAACAAAATAGTTGACATATGGATTACCTATGAGAGTACTCTTAGATACCTCATAGAAACCATCATCTTGCAACATGTCACCAGATCTTGCATGTCTTGCAACCTGATTGACAGTCCAATTTTTAATATTACTTGAATATATTGCTCCACTACCAGGTGTTTTTGCAGAAACTGTTGTTTTAGCTTGAGTATATCCTGCTCCTTTATCGATCATAGTAATATCAATGATCTGTCCATTAGATACAACTGCTTTCGCTTTTGCACCAACACCATCACCACTTATCTCAATATCTGGAGTACTAAAGAATTGTTCTCCACCATATTTGATTATAACTTGATCTATTTGACCATTTACAATAAATGGTTGTAAAAATGCTTTTGTACCAACAATAGTATCAATAAGAGGTTCAAAGTCGTCATTTATGACCGTAGAACCGAACTCATTACCAGGCTTATCAACAAAAACTGAAGTAACACTTCCTCTAAGCACTGGGGTTGCCTTTGCGTTCGCAGTACTAATGCCTTGTCGTCCTTCGATGGAAATCGAAATAGGAGGATCTTGAAATATTTGTTCCCCACTACCTGAAGTTGTAAATTTGACATAATCTGTAAGGCTAGTAGAAATTGATACTCTAAACTCATCATCAGTAATCTTTACAACATAATATTCTTTATTATTAGTCAAACCACCAATAACTGCAGTATCAGAAGAGTACTTTACTATATCACCAGAGTTAAATCCATGATCCTTTATTCTAATACTATCTGTGAATGAACTTACTCCAACAGTAGATTGCGTATTTGCATACCTATTATTAAATAAACCAGGATTCTCTACTAAAATTTTATCAACCTTTGTTCTCCGAAGAGAAGTACTTAGCGTATGTTGACCACCACCATTACCTGATAATGGAATTGTACCAATACCTAAAAGAGCATTTGTTTGAGAATCCGCTAAATGAATCTCACTATCATTCAATTTCACAACATAATATGGAGAATTATCTACAAGATTACCAGGTGTTGTGCCAATACCTATAGCATCGGAACCACCTGTATTGTAAATAACCTCTTCACCATCCTTCAATGCGTGTGGTGCTTTGAATACTAAGCGATCAGTAGCGGTATTTACTACTCCTCCTGTACTAGAACTATCAAAAGTTACTACATGAGGAACAATCTTCATCTTTGGTTTCAAGATTGCGGTAGTATCATTTCCACCAATTGCTCTTACTGTTGGTTCTTCTTCATAATCATCACCTTCAGTATCTACTAATACTTCAGTTATACTACCTTCCATATTAGCAATAACAGAAGCACCAATACCAGTATGACCTTCTTGAGCAACAGCTAACCTTGGAGGATTGATAACATCATATCCAGATCCTTGGTTTAGAACTTCTACAGTTTGTAAGGGACCATAGAAAACTTTATCAGTTGATTTATAAGAATATACCTCTACACCATTAGCGAATAAACCAACTCCACCTTGAACTGTTTTAGTCTTAGACTCACTAAATTCAGGTACTGGGAATTTTCTAAGTAACTTCTGAGCACCTATATCACTACCAAATACATTCTGAGGGGTCAGGAAGTGGGTACTAATACCACTTAGGTCAGATACTGCAACTGAAGTAATATACTGCCCTCTACGGACGTTTTCAGGGGTGTATGCTAGTGCTAATGTATTATCATCAATCTTTTTGACATAGTATGCTTGATTTTCTTGCAAATTATCAAGTTTATCTCCAAATTTAGAATTATATACAACTAGTTCACCATCATGATAATTATGGTCAGTAACAGTAAAAGTAGTTGAACTTGTTGTTAATCCAACAGTTGAAAATGTTCTAATTCTCTTTTGTGGAGCAATATTCCAATGGGGAAAACTATTAGATGCTACATAAACATCTTTTTCATCAGAATAAGTATTTTGAACATCTGCAGTTATACCACGATTTGTTTTTAGTTTTCTACGAATGAAATATTCTTGAAGTAAATCAAGACGAGGAGAGTTTACCTCAATTCTTTTTGAAGTAGGAACGTTAGTGATAGTAGCATCAGTTATCAAACCATCTGGATTGATTATTTCTATCTCATCATTCAAATATAATACATGCTCACCTACAAGATCAAATCTATATGTTTGAACTGCAGGAGGTGGTATGATAACCTGATTTGGGTCTGTTAATGAATTAATTTCTAAAACATTATATTTTGTAGCAGTATTAGAAATCCATGATGTCCATCTTAGGTCTTTCTGTTCTATACCTAAAGAAGTTATATCAATCGCACTATTCTTCTGTTGATTATTTGCAGTTCCTACAAACTTCTGAAGAACCCCCAGAACATTCATAGTTACAGGTTTTTTTACATCACCATCTTCATATGAATACGCAATAGTACCAGAAATTACAGTAGACCCAATACCACAAGGTGCAGTAATTGCTGTTATTCCAAGAAACTGAGTATAGTTCTTATCAGTATATGATAATACACGATCTTCAAAACGCAAATTACCCGCAGTTGAGAATCCTACTGTACTATCAACATCAAGAATAGTTGTACTTATACCTGCAGATTTGGTAACAAATGTTTTTGAAGTTTGTACAAATGTACCAACTTGCGTACCTTTAGATATACCAATCTTATAATATGACTTATTATCGATTACTGCACTTTCAACTCTGTAAATAGATCCGCTATTTTCTCCTTGTATAAGAGACTGACCTTCTAAATTTATAGGATTACCTGTTATTGCTTCGCATAATACAATATCTGCTACGATATAATCCGCATCAGATGGTTTAACCATAAATTTAGAAGGTTGAATCATCTCAACCTTCTCACCATATAATCCACCGAATAATATTTTGAACGCTTCTTCTGTACCTTTTGACTTATAAAAATCTTTTGCTTGTCTAATAAAGTTAGACTGATTTATTTGACTATTGAGTTTTCTTTCAGAGAAACCAGGTAATACTTGCTTCTTTATCTTCTTCAGATACTCATTTAGAAAAACATTACTTAAATTAGCAACTCTAGTCTCTGATGCGTGAGTTGCTACACCAGTCTGTGTGAATGTAAGACTTTCTGGTTCATTAGTTTTACTGTTATTCTCGATTCCACTAAATCCACGCACACATCCTGTAATGGAAGTTGTACCAATACCAGTATAAGTTAGTATCTCATTATTGATCTTTATCAAACCCCATTTCTGAGGTAACCCTTTTGTAGAGTCTACGTATATTGTTTTTTGACTAGCGTTAGTATATGTTGTAAGTGACGTAAATCCAGTTAGATTCTCGTTATTCAGAAAATCAAGACTTTTATATTCAACTAAGTTATCAGCAAGATCAACTACACCACCTTGAAATTCTTGAGAGTAATAATACTGCTCTAAAAAATTTACAAAGTTCGGATTTTCTTCAGAAATAAACTCAGGTATCTGATCCTGAACAATTTCATGAATCTTGACTTTAGTTATTGAGGTTTCAATCATTTATCGTGTCTTACTACCGTTTTGGTAACTAGATTGTGGATTGTACCTTGTGCCAGATGTATTAGCACCAGATGCTATAGAGTCTTGTCTCATATAGAAATTACTCTTAGACACATCAAATTGTAGATATAATTCCTTACGTGCTAATACATCATTAGACTCAGGAATTGCTTGAACTTCTACAATATTATCTGGTTGTGTCGTTGATGTAATATTCACAGTATCTATAATGATTTCACCCTTCTTATAATCAACACTACCAAAGGATTTAGAGATAATTTTTATCTCAGAAGAAGATACAACTTGGAATAGGAATAGATTACCTTTATCACCACTAACATATTCATCTGAGAAGTAAACTGTTCCTTCTGTTCCTGCTATAGTAAATCCAGTAGATTTTATGTTATACTTAGTATCTCCACGATAGAAAGTATTATCGAAACATAATTCATACTGTGCAAACTGATTTATCTGTGCTTGAAGATCTCTTCTAATCCTTATAGTTGTAATGTTAGATGTTATAGATGTATTTACACTATCAATAAGAGATAGTACTTTACTATACTTGAATCTACCACCAAACTTATTCAATTCTGTACCACCAGCAAATGAAGTCAATGCAGATATTACATCAGATTTCAAGTTATCAGGATCACCTATAAAGTTTGCGTTATAGTAAACATAACTATCAATTTCAACATATAAGAATTTCAAGTCTACAAATTCAGGAACGATACCTGCAACAGAATAACTCTTTAGTGAGGATAAAATATCCTTCTTAGTAAAGTCTGAAAGGAAATTACCATTTCTAGGTTTTGCAGCAATAAAAACTTTTCCATACTGAGGAGGTTCTAAATCCTCTCCACCATATGCACTTACTGTTTCAATATTAGGATAAACAGATGGAAGAATTGCTTCATAATCTGATGCTGTAACCGCCCTGTGTTGCGACGCATATCGCCTTGGAGCGTAATACTTGACACTCTGTAGGGATTCTATATTATCACCATTTTCAGATGGTTTATTAGTTATTAGGAATGGAACAAAATTACTAATTACAGCACCATCCTGATCTCGTATAGTACCAGCAAAATTGAAATCTCTAACACCATTACCATCAGATCCATCAGTACGAATATATGAAACTTCTATTACATTTCCTGCATCTAATTTCTTACCAAAAACACCATCTCCAAATAATAACTCATACTTCTCATCAGTTGTCTCTTGTAGAAGATATATGTTAGATGTAGAAGTTATTCCTAAAATATTATCTATTAACGTATATTCAGTTTCTGTTGACGAAGCAGCATTTTCCCTAATTGAAACTCTTATAGTAGATGTATCAATGTGATCATTAGGAAGAACATATCTCTGATTAGGAATACTTGAATCAACTTCAAATTGTCTTTCTAAAAACTGACCTTGGTATATGTCTATAACACCTTCAGCAATTCCATTACTTACTGACCCAACAAGTTTTTCAGGAATAGAGAAAATATAATTTGTACTTGATACTCTACCATTAGATATAATACCTGGTTGAAATTCAATTGTAGTAGAAGTTGTTGAAATTCCTGTAATTGTATAATCAACTGTTGCCTTTGCTGCTCTTCTAGATCTAGGTACATATCCAATATTACGTGCTAATGATACAACATTCTCTCTAATAGTTGCAGAATCAATAAAACCCTCATTGATTGCCATGTTCGTGTTGAACGCAGTCAAATAAGTGTTATATGCTAAAGTATTGATTATTACAGATAAGTTTGAACCTTCAAAATCAAAATCAGAGAATTTACTGTTTTGTCTTAAATAATCCTTTATTGAGACCTTTATGTCATCAAAATTCAGATTTGTGTATTGTTGTAGTGCCATTATAGCCTAGTTGGTTCTAAAATGAACGAAATGTTTTGTGATGGAGCAGATAATCCAACAAGTAGATACTTAATAACAATATCCAAAGCATTGCGATCTGGAAAGGATGAAACAATAACTTTCTCTAATAATATTCTAGGTTCATAGTTATTGAGAACAGATTCAATCTCCATTTTGATCGGATCAACAAAATCCTCAGTCGCTAATTCAAATAATGCATTAGATACTCTAGTGCCAATAAGAGTATTGAAAAAAACTTCTCCAACTTGTGTACGTACTAAATTTTGTACAGAACGCTTTATCGCATCCTCATTCTTTAAAGGAAGTATGTCATTTGTAATTGGATGTCGCTTGAAAGAAAGTGAAATATCCTTAAATCCTTGCGAAGTTTGTTGAACTGGCACTTGCTACTACAATCTCCGTATATTTATCTATTTAGAGCATAAAAAAGGGGGTCTTACGACCCCCTTGCTTCTTACGGAAGACTATAGCGATACTCCGTAGCCAGAGTTAGTCTGTCGGAATCCTACTCGTCTTCAATATCGTAGCCCAGATACTCAACTCGTACATCATCAGGATGGGGTGTTCCGACTTGGTAGAATTCATCCGCAAAATCTTGCGTGACATCTAACATTTCGTCTTCTGTAATAGAAGAGTGAACCTTTTGATCCCCAACGTATATATCATACTTCTCAGCCATTGTTACAAGATTATTCATTCTTGTAATATCTATATAATCCTTGTTTTCTCGTGACCTACACGGCATTTAGGATCACACCAAATTTCAAATCCTGCTTTGATAGCATCTAGGCAAAAACTAACGTCCTCACCACACATATCCTGAACTTCACCTGATTCAAATACTTGCATTTGAGGTGCAAACCAAGGATACTTCATTTCCTCATGCTCGAATACACCTTTCTTGATAAGCAACCATCCAAAACCAGAATAGTCAACAGTAAATGGTTTACGACGCTTGACAATACCATCTAACATCTCATGGTTCATAACCCCACCATTTTCTTTGAAGTCATCCTCTTCTAACCAATGAGCAACAGATGTAGTCTTACCATCTTCAGTACAATACCAACCAGCAGCAATATCTTTTTGCATCCATAGGATTCTATAGAAGTTCTCTAGATTAAATACAATATCACTATCAATCCATAACTGATAATCATACTCTAACTTACCATCCCAAGGTAATTGATCTGGTCCACGCAA